GGCGGCTTTACGTTGGCAATTGGCAAGGGCAAGCGGCGTTGTAAATCAACGCAAAGATATTAGATCAGATGCTGATATTGATCTTCTAGGTTTAAAGGCTGAAATGGCAGTCGCAAAAGCCTTACATCTTCCATATAGAGCATCTGACCTTGGCATAGATAGTGGTGCTGATATGTGGTCTGAAGACGTAAGTATTGACGTGAAGGCAACGTATCATAAATCAGGCAAGCTATTATTTAAATCCTTAGATTCGTTTGTCGCTGAATACGCAATATTAGTTACCATATCTGATGATGAAGATGTGATGCGTATTGTTGGAGGTATGGGTAGAGATAGATTTAAATTAGAAGCAGTAGAGACAGACTTGGGTAGGGGTATATGTTGGGTTGCACCTCAAGACATATTAACACCCATAGAAGGCGTTTGGCTTGCATTAACTCAGTGGAGGTTGTGCAGATGACCTTTAAGTTATCTTTGATGGCAGAATGAAATGATAGAAGACACGATAGTGAGAGAGGCTGTATTAGAAGACATAAAATATGTTGTCAGCCTCAGTAAAAAAGAAAGTTTGAGTTTAGGTTTTATTCCAAAGATGGCGTATGAATCTGCGATCACAGGAATCAAAACTGGAAAGAGATGGTCACCTGTTTGTAATGACAAACTATTTGTGTGTACTGTTAACGATGATCTTGTTGGGTTTTGCCTAGCTAGTTTTGGCAAAAGAAATGCAATCTACCGCAAGGGAAAGATAGCTCAGATTTGCCTCCAAGAAGATGCCAGAAAATTTGAGAGGGGCAAACTGCTTTTAAACGTAGTTATCAATTGGGGTAAGTCTATTGGGACTTTATCTTTTGATGCAGGTTGTGCTGACGATCTGGAAAGTAATTTCTTTTGGCAAGCTATGGGTTGGGAGATTGCAGGATCTCGTAAGGGTATCGGACACAAGAACACTTGGGTTCAAACAAGCAAACGCAAAATCAATATATATAACTACGATCCCAATTGGCTAAGTGGATTAATAATAGGAGACGTTAAATGACATTTACCCTTAGAGACTACCAAAAAGAAGCAATAGATGGGCTGTACAGCTACTGGGCAAGTAAGTCAGGGGATAATCCACTAATCGTTGCGCCTACAGGCTCTGGGAAGACTGCGATCATCGCACAATTAATTTCAGACGCCATGAGCTACCACGGCACGAGAGTTATGGTTGTAACGCACGTTAGAGAGCTTCTGGAGCAAGGTGCTTCAGGATTGGTCAAACTGTACCCACAGGCTGATTTTTGCTTCTACAGCGCGTCTGTGGGTGAGAAGAGACTAGACAAACCTATTATATTTGCAGGCATACAAAGTGTATGGGAGAGAGCCTACCAGATCGTCCCTGCAATTGATTTGATCTTAATTGATGAAGCTCACATGCTACCCAAGAATGAAGGCACTCGATACAACAAATTCATAGCTGACATGAAGAGTTGTAATCCAGATGTTAAAGTTGTTGGCCTGACTGCCACGCCATACCGATTGGACAGTGGATACTTGCACAAAGGCGAGGGAGCTATCTTTGATGGAATTGCACATGACATATCTGTTGAGATGCTCATGGAGCAAGGTTACCTGTCTCCTGTCATATCCAAGGGCGGAATTAAACAGATCGACCTGACAAATGTCAAGAAGCGTGGTGGTGAATTTATTGAGAGCCAATTGGCTACTGCCGCATCAGATCCAGAGTTGGTTGCGTCTACAGTCGCAGAGATCGTTGACTTGGGATCAGATAGGAAAAGTTGGTTGGTGTTTAGCTCTGGTGTAAGCCACGCACAAATGTTGGCAGATGAATTTGAGTTTCACAATATATCAGTTGGAGTTGTCACTGGATCAGATGGGAAGAAAGCCAGAGATCAGACAATCGCTGATTTTAAATCTGGCAAACTAAAATGCCTGATCAATGTGAACGTATTGACCACTGGCTTTGATCATCCTTCTGTGGATCTCGTTGCGTTAGTTAGAGCTACAGCATCAACTGGTTTGTATGTGCAAATGGTTGGACGTGGCACTAGAATTGCAGATGGCAAGGAAAACTGCTTGATATTAGATTATGGTCAAAATGTTGAGCGTCACGGATTTATCGATAAAGTTAAGCCAAAAGATAAAATGAGTGGTGGCGATGGAGAAGCTCCAGTTAAGACATGCGAGAAATGCCAGACGATGGTTCACGCCGCCGCTCAAGTTTGTCCTGAGTGTGGATTTCAGTTTCCACCGCCTATGCTTAATCACAGTTCAAGTTCATACCGAGGTGCTATGTTATCGTCTCAAGTAGAATCCGAGTGGGTTGATGTCGATAGTGTGTACTATTCAAGACATAAGAAAGATGGAAAGCCAGACAGTGTGAAGGTGACTTACCATTGTGGAATGATGTCAAACTCTGAGTGGCTTTGTCCAGATCATGGTGGATACGCCGCCAGTAAATATAGATCGAGAAAGCCTTTACTGAACTCAACGGCAGATACAACAGATGAAGCTCTGGACGAATCAAGTTCTTGGACAACGCCTAGTCGCATAAAAGTTAAACCATCATCTCACAATCCAAAGTACAAAGAGATTGTGGAATTTGATTATACACAAGTGGAGAAGAAACATGAGACGCAAACGCAAAACTCGGACTACTACGATTGGACTGGTGAAGATATCCCCTTCTGAGCATGACGAGCAAGTTGGGTTTATTAATTGGTTTCGAGCTAAATATCCAAGTGTTTTGATCTTTGCAATTCCCAATGGTGAGAAGAGAGCCATTAGCGTTGCCAAAAGATTAAAAGCTGAAGGTGTAGTTCGAGGCGTCCCAGATTTGTATGTACCTGCATGGAAACTGTGGATTGAAATGAAACGAGCTTCAGGTGGAAGACTTTCGCCTGATCAGAAAGAAATGATAAATTATTTAGAAAGTATTGGAAATACAGTTATCATAGGGAAAGGGGCAAGTGATGCCTCTAAGAAAGTATTAGATTTTATGGAGAAAGGATAATTAGAATGACGTGGGAAATAAAAAAAATAATATGTGGAAATCAAGAACATTATAAAAAGGCTCAAGATAGTTATCGAGAGGCATGGATGGTGCAAGCCAAGAAAGATAAAGATGCCAATCCTACATTAAGATTAAGCCAGAAGCCAATGAAGAATGCCACGCTAAGTAAGGCAGGAGCGTCCAGAGGTGGTAAAAATAGAGCAAAGGCATACGCACATAGCCAACAGCAACTTAGTTTGTTTTAATAAAGCCTTGTAAGTCATTGAAAACAAACAAAACTTTCCTCTTGATATACTACATTTAGTATGCTATATATTGTATGTAGAGAGAGAAAAGGAGATTTTCTATGAGTGACTTTTACTATAATGATGGCGGACGTGTCGAATCAGGCCGAAGAGGTCTAGCTGGTGATTGTGCAGTTCGCGCAATGGCTATAGCTTTAGAGCTAGACTACGATGCTTGCTATAAAGAAATAGCACAAGCCAATAAAGACAATGGACGCGCTAAGTCTGTTCGTCACGGCGTTATGAAAGACGTTTATGGCGCAGTTTTAAAGCGTCATGGTTGGGTTTGGCATTCAGCACCAAAGTTTAAGCATGTTAAGGCTAGAGCCGAAGATATGCCTGATGGTGTTGTTATAGCCAGACAAGCAAGACACTTCGTTGCTGTTATTGATGGGGCTGTTCACGACATATGGAATTGCTCTCACAAAATGGTCTATGGATATTGGGCTAAAAAATAAAACCAACTGCCCTAGCTAATAATGGCTAGGGCTATTTAAATTTAAAAGGAAGAGAAAATGAAACCAACAATGAATGTATGGATTGAGCTACAAGAACCAGATGAAAATTACACTGGAAAAGAAATAGCTGACAATGCAAATAGAATGTTAATACGGCTTGGCAGTGAAAGGGGGTATTTTCAATTCTCACCAACAAAAATGAAAGGTTGTCATTATAGATATATAGATGGACCAGAAGGCGGTATTACTCCTCTAGAAGATAATGGCAAATGGTTTAACCTAGAATATTTTGGGCGTGAACTCGTTGCGAATAAAATTAGTGCTTAGATAATTAAACTAATTTATCTGGCTCAACAAACTTGGGTCTGTAGTTTTGATAAGACTTTGCAATGCAGGTGATAATGATGCATCAACTTCTTCTTCAACTACAGGCTCTCTAACTATTGTTTGACCAGTAACACTTAATAAAGGTTTATTTGATCTACTAATATATTGTTTAATTGCGCTTAAAGCATCACCAGTTTCTTGGCTTCTTTTTAATCCTTTAGAAATAACTTCAGCACCAACAATTGTGCCAACAACAGGTACTTTGGCGATATAATTAAATATTCCTGCCATTCTTCCTGCACTTAAAAGTGTGTAAGCTGTTCCAGGAGCATTAAGTTTTAAACTTGGGTCAGCCCACAATGTTGGCATAACATCATCACGAAATGATTTTATTTTTGAAATTTCACTAGGACTAAATAACTCATTAATAAGATTTTTATTTTTCATAAAAACTTCATTGTAATTGTTTATAATATTTAACCTAGTGACATCTGACTTTCCATTACCAGCAAACGCCTTTTCAATCACTCCGTCTTTTATGAGATCAATAACTTCATCATATTTTTCTTGAGGAAGATTAGCTTTATAATTTTTTAAAATCTTAGTCATTTCTTTTGATGGGTTAAATTTTGCATGACCAAATAAAGCATTAACAAAAGAACTAGGATCGTAGTCTGGATTTGTTATTAGTTTAAGAATGTTATTAGATGCGTTATTATTTTTATTTTTAGCTTTACCAGTTAATCCAATGTATTTTTTGTAAGCCTCTTTAGATTCAAATAAAGTATCAATTATTTCTTTATTGCCAGTTATAAAGCCTTGCTCAATTCCATTAAATACTGTGTCATCTACCACTGACTTCATTTGACCAAATGCCATTTTTTCAGTATCTGTAGCGGCGTCTCTTATTAATCTATTTATAGTTTTTTGGTAACCTGAAATAAGTTTAAATGGAGATCCTTTAAATCTAGGGTTTGCACTCATTTTTTGAAGTTTTTTAAGATATTTAATTTCTCTTGATAGCTGTGGAAAATCTGCAAGTTCTCTCGTAGAAAGTTGAAGCTCATCAATAGTAGATAGCATTCTGTTTACTGTCTCGTTCATACCTTTTGCAGTTAAAACTGGTTGATCTACAGCTTTCTTAACTGCTTCATAACCAGAAGAAGATGTACTTTTTAGTTTATCTGCCTCTCCAGTAACAATATTTTGGACACCTGTCGCTGATTCATATGGAACAAGATCAGAATCTAATGACCCTACATTACCAGATCCAAACTCATCTCTAAGAGCTTTAGCTTCAAGTCTTATTTCTTGTAGTTGCCTATCATCAAAAGCCTTAATTGTTTCTCCACCGCCACCTTCAAGTTTAGAGTTTCTTAAAATATCTTCGTCAGTAATTGCATCAGATGCTTGCGTTTGCGCCGATCCACTTGCTTTTGTGTCATATGGAGCAGATGTCCTTTGACCTTGGGTTAGTGGAAACCTAGACGTGTTCATGATTTCAGGAGTCATTCTAGGGAACAAACTTTTAACAGCAGTTGGAACTGTTGATTTAACTCCACTTATTGCTTTTCTTGTTAGTCTAGCCGCTGGAGGAAGTAGAAGATCAGCCCCAACACCAATACCAGTTGATAAGGC